AATTTAGCAAATAAAAAAAATAGATTTATTAAATCTATTTTTTCTTTTACACTATTAAGCAGTTCTTTTCCACATTTGAACAACTAAATAAGGAGGCATATTCGCTTCATTATTTTCTGATGTAATCTTTTCTCCGCCTGTTATAGTGTTAACAATTAAAGTGGTAAATCTTACTTTGTCTTTTGATATACTAAATTTGTGACTATGTGCACCTGCAGCTTTTAAACAACCGCCAGTGTCATCATCGCCCTTTCCATCGCCATCTCCATATCAACCATCTTCTGGAACTCTGGTACCATGTTCTCAGTCTAAATCAAATCCATCTATATTATGTGATACATCCTCATTACCTTGGCCGGTATGCCAGTTATTAGCATCTACTAAAATAGCATGCTTATGTTTTCCTGCTTCATTAGTTGATATGTCTTTTATATCTTCTTGCAATCCGGCAGTATGTGTATGGTCTAGTAAGTATCCTCTTGAAGTACCGCCTGTGCTATTCATTGTATGTGAAGAATCTTTTGCATATAAGAATTTTCCTTCAATAGCCTCTCATGTTCCTCCTAAGCTGCTTTGAATAGGACATTGTGAAACAACAGCATCTCCTGAGTATGTATAAATGCTTCCAATAGGATATGTTGCATCTAATAACAATTTCTTTAATCCTGCACCTAAGCTACTTAATTCTGTACCTGTAATATTAATTGAAGGAGCTGTAATATTTCCAGAGGCTACAATAGCACCAACTTTTTCATCACCATTAACTACTAGTTTAGCAGTATCATCAACAGCATCTTGTCCAATAGCTAATTTATCAATACTTGTAGGAGTCTTTATTGATGTCTTTTCTTTTCCAGCGGAGAAGAAAGAGTCACTGCCAGAAGTTTGCTTATAATCAATACTATCACCAATAACAGTTGTATTACCACTAATTGTTGTTGCTCCAGCTATAGTTGTATTACCTGTAATTGAAGTATTACCACTAATAGTAGTTTCACCTGTAATAGTAGTTTTACCTACAACATTTACTTCATTATTATTAATAGTTGTATTAGTGGCATTAGTTGCTATCTTTTTAGTACTTGTACTTCCAACACTGAAGTTATCATTATCAATCTGAGTTGCTCCATCAATATCAACAGCGCCAGTAAAGTTATTAATATCTGTTTCAACCTTAAGATTATTATTATCTAATTTAATTAAATTATTTACTGTTAGCTTAGGTCCTGTATAACTAATTTGTTTAGAACTTGCATTAATTTCTAGCTCTGAATTTAGAGTTGTTTTAGTTCTTTGAACTGTTAATACATTTTTTCTGCTACTTTCTGTTGTACCAGTACCAATTTCAAATACAGAACCATTTACATCCTCATTAAAGTTACCGATGACAACTTTATTATTAGAAGTTTTATTTTTTAAGTTTTGTCCAAATAAATATGTTGCTTCTTTATCAGTTGTATTTGATTTTCCAATAGCTATACTATTTGCATTTTCAATAGTATTATTACTTCCAAATGCAAAGCTTTCATTAGAATCTATTTTATTAGCATGGCCAAGAGCTACAGAATAATTACCATTGACATCATTTACTGTATCCTCATCATCAACTGTTGATTCAAATGAATGCTTACCAGTACTACGTTGAATGCTTGTTTCAATTACATAATATTTCTCTAAGTTGTCTAGTAATAAAAATTCACTTGCACCAGATGTTGCATTCTTATCTACTATAGCAAGGCCTTTAAATTTGGAAACTTCACCAGTATTGTCATCAAGGCATGCTACTGCATCTGAATCATATGGTGCTAAGAAGCTTTGTGTATATGTACTACCATTATCAACTATATTGCCATTTACTACTTTTATTGCAAGAGCATAATTTTTATAACTCTTTAATTCTTCAGTAATATCAAAATAATAGCCACCTAATACAAATTGTATACTATTAAGGTCCTTACCCTGAATATCTGCCGCAATTACATAAGTGTTCTTGCCGGCTTTTTTACCTGCACCAACTAACCAATTTTGTTCTGTTGGTAACCAAGAAATGCTATACTTATCTGCTCTATAGGCACTTGGAAACACTTTTACATTCTTACTATCAAAATATTTTATTGTATCACTCATAAATTAAATCTCCTATTATTATGCTGTTGGTGTAGTTGATGTGCTTGAAGGCGCATTTGAAATTTGTAATGTTCAATCAACAATAATTGTTCAATTAGTAGAAACCTTTGGTGGAATTACTATCTCAGGATTAAAATTAACTGCTGCACTATATTCATTATTATTTTCAGAAAAGATACTTGGTCATAGTGCTGCACTTACTACATTTGCACTAGAAGTTAATTGAACAAATGGAATTCTAAAGTGATAAATTACTTCACAACCAGAGGTTAATCCTGTGCTAATATTTTTAACTTTTGCAGCTCCATCTTGAAATATAAAATTAGAAACTCTATTTTCACTTTTTATATCAGTTGCTGCTGCTTTATATAGAGCAATTTTACATGGTCTGTATTTTTCATGATTTATATAATTTCCAGCAATACAATTTGCAATAAAATTAAATAAATTATTTGTACCATTATTATAATAAGTATTAGTACTAATAGTTTTATTTTGTCCATTAACTATTGATACTTTTACAATGCCTTTATAATTAACACTTTGATTATTTAAAGTTTTTAATTCATTAATTTCAGTATTCATTTACTAGTCCTCCTCTTCTTCATTTTCTATTGCACCAATAATACGCATGTTTTGAATTGAAGGTTTATTTGCAATATAAGAACGTTCATCATCGCTTGGAAGAGTTTCAGCTTTGACTACTCTTGATGTATCAAATACACTATTTTCTGTAATTGCATAAGCATATACAGAGTTCTTAATTACGAATTCGGATTTAATACTTCTAACCTCTTTTATTTCTTTAACCAATCTTAAGCTAGTTCCCGCAGGAATAATATAATCAGCTAGGTCCTTTAGTAATGTTAAGTCGCCTATTTGTTCTGGCACATGTACAGTTAATATTCCATCTGAAGAAAGTGATATTTCAGAATAATCATTTATTCCTTCTGCATTTAATATAGCATTTACTGCTAATTCTATTGCTTTATTACTACCCTTATTTCTTAAGATTAATGGTAATGTACTGCAAATAGCAGCTAACTGCTTATTATTATAATTATGTTTTGCTTGAAATCCAAGCGTAGTTGCAAGTAATCCTAATAACTGCTCATCTGTATTAAGTCCAAGTCTAATATACTTAATAGTATCAATATCTGTTTTAATTGAATTTAATACTACATCATAGAGACGACCAATAAATTGGAAGTCTCTTGAATGGTTGTAGTATATTTCAGGAGTATTATCTTGTAATCTCATTTAGTTACTCCTTAAATCTTAGAAGATTTTGCAATTGTTATGCCTGTTGCTAGATAATCTGCATTTATTTCAGAAATAACAAATTTATTGTTTATATTATTTTTATCATACCAGATTAGCTGACTACTTAAATTCTCTTCATCAGCAGTTAATAATGGATTTAAGTCTATTTGTTCATTATTAGGAATATGCATTCCATAGAAGAACTTATTATTAGTATCTAGTAATTTAATATCAGCAAGTAATTGAGTATATCTTGAAGTTCCATCTTCACTACTAAGATTATAATATCTTAATTTACTATTTATTCCTTTTATTACTCTTAAATCACTAAATATAATAACATCTGATTTGTTTGAATCAGAGAATATTTTTATGTACTCTACATCTGAGCTTACTTCAATATTAGACATTCCATAATCAAGTGTTTTAGATTTAGCTCAGCTACTATCTTTATTAAATACTCTAATTCCTGCAACTTCCTCATAAGTTCCACTAGTATTTTTCTTATATGCTTTTATAGTGATATGAGTACTAGGCTGAGTACTAGGCTTAATATAATAGAACATAATTAAACCTCATTCCTTCTCAGGAATATAAGTGTTTAATTTAACACCAGTATCAAGGTCACTGCCAATATTTAAGTCCTTCATTGCAAGTTTAGTATAATAAGTACTATAATTATATAAGTTTATAGCTTTATTGTTATTTGATGGGAAATCTACTTGACAACATTTTAAGCTAAAATTCATACTCTTACCAATAGATGTTTCTACTGCTTTTATATCAATTGTGTCAATAGATGACTGATATAAATAATTAGAATATACAGATAAAGCATTAATAGTCGTTCCTTCAACATAAGCTCCACTTATATTTACTGGGTCACCAGAATTAAATGAAACAGTTATTTTATCTTTTGGTCCTAATGTTTGTGGAGTTTCAGGACCCATATTAATATCAAGTTTACTTCTTATCTGCCAATTTAATCCATCTATATCTAATTTAGGTAAATTATAGATTATATCACTTCCTGCTAATTTATAAGAAGCGCTACTATTATTTACTACTGTTCAATCTCTATTAATTGTACTATTAGTTGTAGCTACAGAAAGTAATGTATCACCTTCTGTTAAGTTTATAAATTTATTTTCAACTATTGTTAGCATATTTTTAGCATTATCAGTTAAGTTATAGTATTGCCAAGGGATTGCAGCTGCAAGGCCCATAGATAAGATGTCTTCCTGAGAAATAGTTGAGCTATCACTTACAGATTTACTAAATGGTGTATATTCTCCACCAGTATATATTTTATTAGTAATAATTGTTGTTCCCTCTCCATAATAAGCCATATCTAGTTTTTTATCATCAGTATAACATAAATATTCTTGCGCTTTTAAAGTATAAGCATAATATGTATTTGTACTACTATCAGTCTTGATAGTATATGGTTCATTAAATATAAAATCGTTACTTTCAGCTTTTGAATTATCAGATTGTAATTCCCAATATAAGTTACAAGGGCCTGTTAATGAAACATTTACTACATTTTCTATACAGATTTGCTCATTAGTTCCTAGCGTGAACATTCCTTCTGGGTCTTTTACATTGTAATCACTAAAGCTAAAGCCATCTTTTTTAGAGTAACTATGACTTCCTTTATAAATTGAGCTGTCATATAAATTAAAGTTTGGTTTAATTATATCACCTGCTGTGTATAGTACATTTACAGGAGTTTTTACAGTATTTCCAGCTGAATCAGTTGATGAATTTGTATAATTTATATATAAATATTCACCTTCGTTTAATGCATATTCACAGTCTTTTGCAACACCTGCAAATGAAGAATCTTGTCCTAGACCAGTCTTAGTGTATTCAGTAGTATCATTTGTTCAACCTTTTTGAATAAAATAGCTAGTTTCAGCACTTTCCGCAGTTATTGTACCCATAAATGATGTTACAGTATATCTATACTTATCACTATCAACTAAATAACCTAATACACGGGCATTATTCTTTGATAATCGTCTATAAATACCTGAATAATTATCTGAACCATGAGTTGTAGGTGCATCAGCTGGAACTATAGCAAGACCTTTAATAGCACTAACTAAAGTATTAAAGTTAGTTTCAGTATAACCAGTTGTACAAAATGTTTCTATTTGAGCAATTATTGCTGAATAGTCAGCACTTCCACTAGCTGTGGCATTTGAAAGAAGCGCTTTAAAATCTGCTAATGTCATAAAAGTAGCTGGCACTGCAGCTTTTCCTGTAGTATTCTTTACTTTTAAATAATAGTTAACATATGCAGGATAAGTTATAGCTGAGAATAAGTTTGGTGCCTTAAATTGAATTACTTCATTTGGTCCTAAAGTTAAGCCTTCATTGCCTAAGTCTGTAGAAGTATTAAAACTAAATGCAGCTTCTACCTTAGTGATAGATTTTGAATCCTCTGCAGGATATATTCCATGTGTATCAGAATATTGCTTATCATAATAGTTTGAAGCAAATCGCTCATCATATTCAAAGGGTTCTATTCTTCCACTAATAACATTTCTACAAGCTAATTGATTACTTATTATTTTATCAGAATTGTCAGCAGGATTTGTTATGTTGTGGTCTTTTTTATTATCATAAGCATAGGTAGTTAATTCTGGTTCATCCAATATAATATCTTTAATTCTTACATCTGCATTTTTAATTACATTATAAATAGTATCATAAGGAATTTCTTCACCAAAATCAACCTGTCTCATATTGAAGTTTTTATAGATAGCTGTTCTAATATTAGCTAATACTTCAGCTTCTTCAGAACTATTTACTTTTTTAGTTGTATATACTTTTGCATTTAGCTTTAATTTATTTTTGATACAATAAATTGGTGATACGGTAGTACCATCTAAATGTTCAGAAATAGATGAAATTTTATGTGCAATAGTTTTATTTTCTTCTAACTTAGAGGTAATGTCTGTTATACTTCCTGCATTATATTTAAAAGAATTTACATATTCTTGATAATTATTAGCACCTCTAATTGTATTAAATGGATATAATAATAAATCAGAATATTCGATTAAATTTTTAGTTTTGTCTCCACTACTTACTGTTTTAACTAATGTCTCTGTGCAGATTCCTTCATCTGAGAAAGTACAAATAGTATTAGAGCAGTTAATATCATCTCTAATATCTGACACAATAATATTAGATACAAGTGGAGTAGAATCTACATCACTTACAGTCATTTGATAAATTTTGTTCATATAATCACGACATGTTACTAATGTATCAAAAGTACCGATAGTCTTTTTAAAATTATTATATGCACTATTTAATGTTTCAGGGTCAGCACCATTTGTTGATGCTGAACTATTTGTAACTGTAAAGTGTTCTTTTGTTAAATCTTTAATATTGTCATTACCTGTATCAGAATCATCAGCTACAGTCTCCCATAAAGCTGGTACTTCTAATTTACTTAGAACTTTAGCTGCAATATTACCTGTAGCTCCATTAGTTCTTATATAACGAATTTTTAGACCGTCTTCTATTAAATTACTAATGTCGCTTGGAAATTGAACATATGGAAGATTTTGCATTGAATCAAAGCCAAATTTAAATTTCTTTTTATTTAATAATTGGGTATTTAAATTATCTACTTCATCCCATAAATCAGATTCAGCACCATCACTGACATTAGTGATAAAGATACCATTTTCTGCAATGTTATATTCAGGAAGAATATATCTATTATTATCATCTAATTGTGCTAATGATATAATTCCATCGCTACCAGTGCTAGCTTCATAAATTTCACCCTCAATAACTTTTACTTCTTGTTGAGGATTACTTTCACTAAGAGTAAAGCTTTCATATGTTACATAATTTATATCTTCATCTTCATTCTTTAAGTTAACGAACTTAGGAAAGAAAATTCCATTTGGATAATCTTTCCAATCTACTTTTGAAGATACACCAATAACTGCAGTAGTTGTTGCAGACCTGTAGAATTTCATTGAATAGCCTAGCATAGAAGTAAGAGCTCTCATTGATTCAATTTGAGCAGCACTTGGCATAAATGCTTCTAGTATACTCTTATCAGTGTTATAAGCTAGCATTTCAGCAAGAGCTACTACAGCTTTTAGTAATACAATACCAGGGTCAGATTCATTAGTATCTGCTGGTGACCATCTATAGGATATTTTGCTAGCAAGGTCCATCAATTCATTTCACATTTGATAGAAATCTTTTTTTGTTGGAGATAGCTTTACCGCTTCAAGTTCTTTATTTGTAATCATTTAAATAACTCCTTACTTATTATTGCTTGATTCAGACTCGTCAAATAACACTAATTGATAAGTATTTACTACGTGGTCTATTTGATTAACTGCTTTAAAAGTACAGTATAGTTTTGCTTTTTTGTCATCTGTAAAAACAGAAATGTCTTTACGCTCAATTCAAAGTTGTGGAATAAACTTAGCAATCTTAGTATAAATCATGTCTATTAATTGGTCTCTTAGTACATAGCTATTTTGATTAAATAAAAAGTGCTTAAGTAGTAGTCCAAAATAAGGGTCACCTACTAATTCACCAACTTCACAATGCAATAGTAAATTTGTATTTTGACCAGTTGATTTTATATACTCTGAAGACTTCCAAACTTGAGTACTATTTGAATTAAACATATTAGGAAATTTTATACTTCTCATAGTATACCTCCACAATTTTTACGTCATATAATTTAGCAAATTAATAATTATATATTTATTAAATTTATTTTTCGAAAATAAAAAGACATTTAATTAAAAATGTCTTTATACTGTTGTCGATGGACTTGCATCTCCATCTATTTTAACTAAGCTTAAAGTTGTCTTATAACCAGTTCCTTCACCAATTGTATCTTGTTGTTTTGTAACTAGATACAATCCAGAAGCAATATGCTTATGTCCACCTGGGAATATAACATTAATTCTTACATAGGTCATAAGTATTGCAGGTCTTAATAATCCCTGAATAGTAACACTTGCTTTAATAGGGAATTTCGTTACCTTAGTCCACCAAACGATATCTTCAGCTCTTGTTAAGAAGTGGTCATTTTTTGAAGTTAATGAAGGAGACCATACATCTTCTCATTCACCGTTATTATTTAAACGTCTTACATAGTTTTGAGATTCTAGTTTTTCATTATAATCATATAATAATGAGTAATTTTGTTGGTCTTCAACGCTAAAGTTTGTAACAATAGTGCTATTATTTCCAAATCCAATATCTAATTCAAAGGCATCAGATTTATTTACTCCTTGTGATACTCTATCAACTTTAAAATATGGACCATTAATACTTAGGTTATTAGTATATAATGCTTCATATGAAGTATCATCATGAATTGTTAAAATATAAACATCAGAGTTAGTCTTTCCTTGAGGTGTACTTCCTGGCATCATTAAGCTTACTAGATATGTAACATAATCTATTGGAGAAATATTTGTTTTAGAACAGATATCTACTGCCTTATCATCTCCTCTTACTAGTGTATTTAGATTTGCATCATTCATACCAGTAAAAAGCTTTCTAAGGCCATATTTTTCAGTCTTAAATACTTCTTTTATTACACTACTTGGCTTTGCAAAGCGTCCAGCAAAAGAAAAGCTACCACTTGTATTTAAAGATGCACTTGAAATTGCTGAAACAGTATAATTTATGATACCACCCTGTAAATTAAAGCTAGTTTTAACATCAGTTATTAATGCTTCTTCATCTTTATAAATATAACTAGGCATACTCATGTCACCATAGCTAAAAATTATCTTACGAGTCTGACTTACGCTTGAAAATACCTTTTCAAAGAAGTTTGGGTCATCATTTAAAGTAACTGGGTATACTAATTGCAATGAATATTCATTTATCTGGCCATTTATTTTGTTAATTGATAAGCTTTTAACATAGTTTGGGTATGTTATATTATATGCAGTGTAATAAACACCTTTATCGTCTTGTTTTGTACCAGAAGTTTTGCTAAAAACTCCAAAAGTATAGCTACCAATAGTTACTTTTATCCAAGGTACTTGAATTCTTGCTCCAGATGCTAGCAATGAACGTCTTTCATCTTTAAAACTCATAACTATCTAAGGTCCTCAAAGACTATTGATGACATATTAGGTATTTTTAGTGTTGTATAACGCTCACTTAGCTTAACAAAGGCATCTGGAATATCATTAAAGAATGCAATGAGCCACCAATAAGATGGATTATTGTAATATTTTAAAGCAAGCTTGTGAAGGGTGTCATCAAATGCTACTTTATGTACTGCATAGCTAGCATTTTTATTAACATTTTTACATAACCCAAAATGTTCTCTATCATCTTGAGAATTATAATATGCTGGAACACCTGTAAATCTTGATAAGTAGTCAAATTGAAGATAAGTTTTATTCTTTAGTATATCCATAATTAATCATCTCCTAAGCCCATACCAGATTTTAAGGTTTGAACAACTCCTCTGAAGCCTCCATTTTTATAAACAGTTGTTGCATCATAAGGGTCAACCTCTGAAATTGTAATACTCATATCAACAACTGCATATTTTCCATTATCTAATATTGGTTTTCTATAACTACAACCAATAGCACTAGTTATAACACCTTTAATAAATATTTCTGTACCTAGTCTAAGTGCAACTAATGGTGGTTCAATATTTTTATTTTGAGTATTATATCTAGGAAGTGCAACTGCTCTTAAAGCATTAATTAAATTATCTACATAATCTTCATTTTCACCTAGTTTTGAGTTGCTTATTCCAGTATTTACATCGTCCATAATATCCCTATGAAGTGGAATTGCAATCTGAACAGTTCTTGGACCGGAGTTATTAAATGTATATACTGGTGCAGTTCTACCTAAAGCAGTAGTTTGTGTAAAGTTAGATTGCATAGTATCACTTATTTCATCAGGCCAAGTAGGAAGTTTTCAAAATTTAAATCCCTCATCTAAATGTGAGATATAAATATAGTTATCGTCTAAAATTCTTATACTATTGTCATTCATGAACATTATCCTCCGATTCATAAATATCAACATTAGATATTGTTACTGTTTCATTAGCATTTTTGCTATGGAACTTATAGTATTTTTCAGTAGCTTTATCACAGTATCCTAAAATATCTCTATTTAATTCAAATGTATTATGCTCATTAACCATTTGATTGTATAATAATGGTGTTATGATTGCACTCCAAGTCTCATTTGTTGATAACTTTCCTGCAAGCTCTGCATCAGAATCAATATTTAATCTAACAACAGTTTTAACACGTTTAATGTTATCAGGAATCTCATCTGTTGGTAATACCATGTTATCAACTAAATATTCAATTAATCTGTCTGAGAATGGATAGCTCTCACCAGTATTCATTTGAAGTAATTGTAATGGAGATATTAAATCTTCTGGAGATAATTTATTAACATTTTCATAAGTTACAAGAGTGTGGTTAGTAACTCTTGTTAACTTAGAATTATTAATAGATAAATGTGATTGATTAAATCCTCTATAATCACCTTCTAATACTACTATTGAAGTTTTTGCTGAGCTTGGTATTTTAATAAATAGCTTTAAGTTGTCTTCATTTTGAGCAATGTTGCTTATTAATTGCTCGCCACCTTCAGCTAATAAATAGTCATAAGATAATTTATCAAAAAGTACAGGATTAATAAATTGGATATTGTTATAAAATTCATAAGTCATTCCAGGCAATGCTGCAAATTTTGCTCTCTTATCTTGATATATACTATACATTCCACAGCACACTTCTACAACACTTTCGCACTGTAGTGCAATAGTATATTGTTTAAATAATTTTACTGGAATCATTAATATTTTATATCCAGTATTTTTAGTATTAAATTCAGTTAATGTTCCATTAATAGTTGTAAATTTGAATTCTAAATCATCTGCAGTTCTATTACTATAACAATTATATAATGACATTAAATTTATACCATTATAATCTCTTTGGAATCTTAAATAGTCTCCTAAATATTCATGAGTATATGAGTCATAAATATTATTCTTTATTTGTAGTGTTTTAGTATAATTTAATTTTTTAACTCCATATAGATAAGGTTCTACATTAGAAGATGTTGAATCATTATACTTGTGAACCTTATCATGATTTGGTAAATTAAAATGATGAGGTCTCCATTCATAATTATTTTCACCAAGTTTAATATACTCTTGAATAATATTATCTTTTATATATGGAGCATATAATATTTGAGTTTCATATAGAACTTCTGCCTTATTTGCATATGAAGGATATTCATTTGTATATAAAGTAGGAACAATATCTGTTTCTTTGCCATTATTTAAGTTAGCATAAACTTCTTGTTCTTTTGTATAAACTCTGTATTTTGGTAGATTAAAGTCAGCTAGCTTTTGTTTAATTTGTCCTGTTAAAAGTGTTTCTGAATTAAATTTAAACATAATTTTAGCCTCCTATAAAGCCACCATTAAATGGATTTTCAATATTTACAGTACCAGTAACTCTTAGTTCCTTAGTACCATTAACTACATCATTTAATAGTTCATAAATGCTAATTACATTTGCATTTACATCTTTTAATTGAATATCTTCTGATTCGTCTGCTGCCGCAACAGTTTGTTGCTTTGAGCTATCTGTTTGGTCAGTCATTGTTTTATCTGTAATAGCACTTGAATCA